CCAGCAGTGTGAGAATCTTGATTGCCCGTATGCACTAAGATCCATTGAAAGTTAGGAACATCTTGTAGCCAAAGCATACCCTTATGCATTGATCCATATCGCTTAGTGTATTTACTATGGAATCCGCCTTCTGTTCTTAACTTGATCTCATATTCCCCTAAAGGAATCGCAGTTTCTGAATGAACTTTTACATCTCTAACTTCATCTTCTAATGTATAACATTCAAACACTCCATCAATAAAAAGCATTCCATTGGTTGCATCTATTCCGAATTGTGTTCTTACTACATCAAGTTTCATTAGCTTGGTTTCGGATTGTCATCTTTAACTTTTTTAACAGCTTTGTACCATTCGCCTGTTTTATCGCCTTTACCTGCTGTCATATCGTGATACAACAGATCTAGTTGTTCGCCTAAAGCAGGATAACTTTCTTGTCTATCTCTAGCATAACCATTATCTTGCTCATCTAATTTATATTGAGCACGATCTTCAATAGCTTGATCATATTCCGCCTTTGTAAACTCTCTTCTCTCATTATTTACTTGAGCATATAAAGGTTTTTCACTTTCTATTTCAGAAGTTGCTTCAGTTCTAAATTGTGCAATAGTTTTTATAGCCATAATATTTCTCCTTTCCTTATCTTAGCATTTATTATTTTCGTAATCCATAAAGTTTAAATTCTCCACTATCTATGTTTCCACCTGTGCTTAAAAATACATTTATTCCGTCACTTGCACTTGCAACTGTATGAACTCCACCACCCTGTTTACCTCTAAAATCTATTGTTGTATCAGAAGTAGTTGCCTCAAAAGTAGCAAAACTATATTCACTTGCATTAGCAAAATTAAACAAGTATGCAGTTAAATTAAAAGCTGAGCCACTTGTAGTTCCAACAGCATTGAAACCCCAAGATGTTAAATTGACATCATCATTATTTGTAAAAGTATTATATGCCTTTAATTGTTTTGCAACTTCATCATATTCACTATCAGATTGTGCAGTTCCACTTTTAGTAACTCTTATTTCTATTCCTGAAGAATCTGTATTAGCTTCTAATCCACTAATTATTAATTGATAAACATTGTAAGTGCTGTCAATACCTGTCAGAGATACGCTTGAAACACCACTTGTTACACTTTCACTATCAACTAAAACTAAACTACCTGCCATTATTTAACCCCATAAGTTGTAACATTTATATAATTTTGTGATTGTCCACTTGAGTTTGTAACTCTCATTCCACCAATGCTTTGTGTACTTTTATAAACACCAATAGCTTTAGTTCCAAATAAATTACCATTACTTATTGAGCCACTTTGAGCGCTTCCAATAGTGAATTTATCATCTGCAAAAGGATTAAAAACATTTAAAGTAAATCCATATCCATCTCCATCATCTAAATATCCACCAATACCACGCCAACCTACGCCACCATTTTGGTCAACAAATTTATATTCATTAAAAGATGTATTACTTTTTAACTCTAAAACAGCTACATCATATTTACTTTCATTAGCTAAACTATCATCTGCTTGAAGTAATCTAATTTCAAAATATCCTGCACCGTCCATATCTGTTGAAATATGTAT